AAGAAGACAAAGTCGTTGAAATCGCCTGCAACGAGTAAGGGAGGACTGAATTATGGCTACTGTTTTTAGTAATGTTCGGACTGACCTGACGCAGGACGATCCGAAAGAGTTCGTGAAGGCAAACCAGATTTCTGGTCGTATTCGTGTGGCGCATGCGTCCTTCGAAGCGTCTTCACTCTCCGCAGATGATATCATCGAGATGTTCTCGCTCCCGCATGGAGCGCGCGTTGTCGGTGGATATCTGTACTTCGACGACCTTGGCTCCGGCACCACGATGGATGTCGGCCATGCTGCTTATACTAACGGCGCTGGTAGCACTGTTGCTGCTGACCCCGATGAGTATGTAGACGGCGCGGACACCGCTACGGCGGCTGGTCGTGTTGACGTGGCAGCTACGCTGGCCCTTGGTGCTAACTCTGTTGTTGATCTCGACCAGTCGGTCATCGACAACGAGTACGTCGTAACCTGCACCAATCTCGGAGCTGCCGCTACCGGCACCATCGAGTTGGTCATGTTCTACGTCGTTGACTAGTCGTTGACTAATTGAGCGGGGGGGCTTCGGCTCCCCCTCTCTTTTTTAAGGATTCAAAATGGCATCAGACGTAGACATCTGTAACAGCGCGCTAAACATGATCGGTGCGAGCAATATTATCTCGCTGACTGAAGACAGTAAGGCAGCGCGCGTTTGCAATCAGCGCTACGAATTTGTCCGCGATGCTGTATTTCGTGCCCATCCCTGGAACCCGCTCGTTCGCCGTGTGGAGCTAGCTGCAGATAGCGACCAGACACCAGCGTTTGAGTTCGAAAAATTCCACACTTTGCCATCTAATCCGTATTGCTTGCGGGTGCTGAGGCCGGAAGACCCCGACACAGTTTTTCGCGTAGAGGGCCGCAAGATCGCGTCCAGCACTACGCCGTTCAGAATGATCTATGTGGCGCGTATTACGGACCCCAACGAATACGACACACTACTTATCGAGACTATTGCTGCGCGCCTGGCAGCTGACATTAGCTATGCCCTGGTGAACAGCGCTTCGCTCTCGCAGTCGATGCTGGGTGTTTATGAAAGCAAGCTAAGCGAAGCGCGCTTTGTCGATGCAACGGAGGGTACGCCTGACAATATTCTCAACATCGATCGCGCGAGCTATAGCGAAAGCGACATTCTAATCTCTTCGAGATTTTAATGGTCAAGTTTACGAAGGCGTTCACGAATTTTACGGCGGGTGAGATTACCCCAAAGCTGTTGGGTCGTACCGACATCGCAAAGTACGAAAATGGTGCGGAGACTGTTGAGAATTTTCTAGTCGAGCCGCATGGCGGTTTGACGCGCCGCCCAGGCACGAGGTTTGTCGCAGAAGTCAAAACCAGCGCTAACCAGGTGCGGTTGATACCGTTCGAGTTTAACGTCGAACAAGCCTACGTGCTTGAGTTCGGCCCGTCCTACTTTCGTATCTACAAAGATGGCGGTCAGGTTACATCAAGTGGTTCCGCTGTGGAGGTAGCGACACCGTTCACTGCCAATGATCTTGCCGGTCTCAAATTCGCGCAATCGGCAGACGTTATGTACGTGGTTTCTCCAAATCACAACGTGCAAAAGATTACACGCACCAGTCATACAGCCTGGACGATTACCGAGGTTAATCTGGCACGCGGCCCGTTTCTCGATCAAAACATAACGACGACCACCCTTACCTCAAGCGCGCGCAGTGGCAGCGTCAATATAACGGCATCAGCTGACACTTTTGTCAGCACCGATGTGGGACGTCTCGTCAAAATCAACGAAGGGTTTGTCAAGCTCACGGGTTATACGAACGCCACCACCGTAGCAGGAACGGTACAGACATTAGAGGACGGTCGATCGGAGCTGCTTCCCAGCTATACAGCCTCAACGATTTCTTTCCACGAAGGAGATCCTGACGCTACTGGCTTAGAGCATAACGATCGTATCCAGGACACTGCATTTGCGTTTATTGATCAGGGTTTTGAGGTTGGTCAAACAATCGTCGTCAGCGGTACATCGAGCAACAACTCGACAGCTGGCTACAAAATTGTCGAGGTTTCTGACAGCACGCTCATTTTAACACCTGGTAACGATCTAGTGGCAGAAAGCGCCGGGTCGAGCTTTACGGTGGAAGGCAAACTTGAAGCCGACGACAATTGGGCACTCGGAGCGTTTTCAGAGACTACTGGGTATCCGCGCGCGGTCGCATTTTATGAGCAACGCCTGGTATTCGCTGGAACGAGTGAACAGCCGCAAACGCTGTTCTTTTCCCAATCAGGTGATTTTGAAAACTTTGAGGCAGACGTCGAAGACGATGACGCGATGGTCTACACGATCGGGTCTAACGAGGTAAACGTCATCCGTTTCCTATCGTCCACGCGGAACCTGATCGTAGGCACATCAGGCGGCGAGTTTGTGGTGCGAGCGAGCGGCACAGACGAACCGATTACGCCGACGCAAATTCAAATTAAACAGCAAACAAATCACGGTTCAGCTGATCATGTACCAGCCCAGGTTGGTAACACGGTGCTGTTTCTGCAACGCGCGAAACGCAAACTGCGCGAGCTGCAATTTAACTTCGATGTCGATGGGTACGTGGCGACCGATCTAACTATCATCAACGAGCATATTACCAAAGGCGGACTGACAGAGCTGGCGCATCAGCAGGAGCCGCATGGCATCTTGTGGGCCGTGCGTGCTGACGGCCAGCTTGTATGCATGACGTACAAACGGGAAGAACAGGTCGTTGCCTGGTCGCGTCAGGTGCTTGGCGGCGCGTTTGGCGCTGGCGACGCGGTTGTAGAAAGCGTCGCGATTATTCCAGGAGACCTGGACGAGGATCAGGTGTGGGTCGCTGTAAAGCGGACAGTGAATGGTGCGACGAAAAGATATGTCGAGTTCATCCGGGACTTTGAGTTCGGCACAGATGTGAGCGACGCCATATTTGTAGATAGCTCGCTGACCTTCACAGGTGTGACTAGCACGTTAGCCGGGGCTGAGGCAGCTGATCAAACGACGATTACCCTGGCTGACGCTTCGTCGTTTCCAAGCTCCGGTTCCATCAAGATAGGTTCCGAGGTTATTACGTACACCGGCAAAAGTTCTAATGATTTAACAGGCTGCACGCGGGGCGTCGTTGGCGCAGCTGCCGCACACGCATCCGGCGCAACCGTCACGCAAGCTGCGATATCGCTATCTGGTCTTACTCACCTTGAAGGGCAGACAGTCAGCATTCTTGCGGACGGTGCCGCTCACCCTGATAAGACAGTGTCTTCGGGTGCGGTGACGTTGGATCGCTATGTCACCAAGGCGCACGCCGGTCTGTCCTATAATTCAACGCTCAAAACATTGCGGGTCGAAGGCGGCAGTCAGCAGGGTACTGCCCAGGGCAAGATTAAACGCATCAATGAGATTGTGGTGCGCCTGCTCAACACGGTCGGGCTGCAGGTAGGCAAGGACGTGTCCAATCTTGATATCGTTCCGTTTCGATCGTCTGCCGATAAAATGGATGAGCCGATCGCGCTGTTTACGGGCGACAAAGAAATTGAGTTTGACGGCGAGTTCGACAGTGACGGGCAGCTGGTGGTCCAACAGGATCAGCCACTGCCGATGACTGTTCTCGCTGTCTACGCAACGCTGTCTACTTTTGATCAGTGAAGGTTATCCCGTTTGACCCAGCGCACGCTGTTGAGCTGGCAAATGGCCCGTTAAAGATCGAGACAGAACGACCAAGCACAGATTTGGCAGCGCACTACGAGCTGGCAGCGTCCAATGGGCTGTCGTTCTCCGCAGTCGATAACGGTTGGCTAATCGCTGCAGCTGGATTGATGCCGTTATGGCCTGGCGTCGCGGAAGCCTGGCTGCTGGCAAGTAGCCGCGTCGATCGGCACCCGGTCACTATTGGCCGACTGGTGCGCCAAGGTTTGTTTGAGAAAATTGAAACGGAGCAGCTGCATCGAGTGCAGGCTGTTATGCGGAGTGATCAGCCGATGCTTTTACGCTGGGCACGGTTTCTCGGCATGAAACACGAAGGACAAATGCTCGCATACGATCAGCGCCGAGTTGATTACGACAGATGGGCATGGACTAGGAAGGATGACGAATGGGCTTAGAGACAGCTTTATTGGTTGGCAGCCTTGCGGCCTCTGTTGGCGGCAGCGTGATGCAGGCGCAAGGCGCAAAAGCGGCTGGCAAGGCCGCTAAAACTACTTCTGAGTACAATGCGTCGATCAGCGAGCGCAACGCGAAAGTTGCGGAAAACGAAGCTCGTTATCGTAAACAGCGCGGTGATTATGAGGTTGCGCAATTCTCGAAAGACTTCCGCGCAATGCAAGCCGCAGCGGCAACGCGGTTCCGCAAATCAGGCGTCGTCATGTCTGGCACGCCTTTAAAGGTTTTAGCAGAAAGCGCAGCGGAAGCGGATGAAGAGAAAAAGACGATAGCTCTGTTGGCGCAAACCGACGCCGGTCGGATGGAAGAGAAAGCACGTTCGTCAAGACTTCAAGGACAGCTGACGCTTTTGGAAGGGCGGCAAAAACAACAGGCTTACAATATGCAAGCTCGATCAGCGATGTTCTCTGCAGTCACCTCTGCAGCGATGGGCGGCTATCGAATTAGCCAAGCCCTTCCGAGTGGGACCATTAGCGGCGGATTGGGCGGGATGGGATTAAGTTCTGGTGTGCCGCAAATGGGCAACACTTGGCAGGGTGGGGGCTTCTAGGGCATCGCATGAAAATACCTACTTACCGTCAGAAGACTGCCCGGCCGCGCCAGGGCAGTGGTCAAATGCTTAATGTGCAGCTCAGTGAGGCCGCCATGACAGCGACTGCGCAGCAAACCATCCAGAGCGGCAGGCAGTTGACGCAGACCGCGTCTCAGTTTGCGGACTTTGCCTACAAGAAAATATTGGCGGCGTCCGAGACTGAAGCCGCACAGGCAAACGCGGATTACCAGATGGATCTGCAAAACCTAGAGGAGGAGCTGCTCCTTAAAAAAGACATGGTCAAAGCGGAGAGTGAGTTCACGCGCCGGTCTAGACAGTTGCAGTCGAAATACAACAAGGGCTTGTCGAACACGCTAGGTCGGAAATCCTTTGGCTCGCTGGCAGCAAGTTCGCAGACAAAGCAGGCTTTGAAATTCAGCCGCCTGGCAAACGCTAAAATTATTGACCAAGCAACAGCTGCAACGAACAACACTGTGTTTAATCATCAGCGCAACGCTGCGGATCTGGGTTCCTCAGCAATACAGCGTATGTACGAGATTGCCGAGCTGCGCAGAACACTGGAAAACGCAGCGCCAGTGATTGGCGCGGACAAAGCCGCAGAGAAAATGCGCGAGTCGTTTGCAGACATCACATCAGGCATTCTCAACAACCAAATGGACGCCGCGGTCGCTGCTGGCAAAAATCCACATGACGTGGTCGAAGACTGGATGGCTGGCCGCAACACTGATGCGGTGTTGGCTGAACTCGACACCGCTGTGTCCAATAAGGACAAGGCAAAGATCAAAGAAAAGCTGCTGCAAAATGCGGATCGCATCGATCGGCGAGCGGCGCGCGACGAAAAGCGCAAAGCCGACGCAATCAAAGCAGACACAGAGCAAACCAAGCAGACAATTTTCAGCGTTGACCGGACAGACCCAAAGAGCGTTGCGCAAGCAGAAATTGCGCACGAAAAAATGGTCCGCCTTAATATGTACAAGAGCCGATCGGAACGCAAAAATGCAGAGCTAATGCTGGGTCTTGGCGATGAGCCAGGTCGTGTAATTTCTGAAGATGGGCAAGGCGATCCAAACGTGTATACGCGGATGAAGACGTTGGCTGCTGCCGATGCGTTATCTATTACTGAGCTAAATGAAAACGCGGTATCGCTCGATGCAGGGCAGTTTAAAGAGCTGTCTGCAGAAGTAGATCGCGATCGGGCAGATGCGCTGAGGGCGGCACAATCAACTGTGCGTACAAGGTTCCAGTTCTTCAAAGAGAACATCATTGATGATCCGGGCTTGAGACGTTTGTCAGCAAGCGCCTATACCGCGGTATCGAATGACTTGGGTAAATGGAAGCGCCAAAACCGAAGCGCTGGCCCCAAAGAAATAGAGCAAGAAACGGAACGGCTTATAGCGGTATACGAGCCTGAATTTAAAAGACGCAAAATGGATATTGCGTTTGAAAACATTGATGCGGTGTATTCCAACCTTCGCACTACACGATCCGGCTCTCCGTTGGGTGTTGAACAGCCAACACGGACTAACTTAGATCAAGTGCTTGAGCAGATACGCCAGCAAATAATTGCTAACCCTGGGCGCGAAAGCAAAGCATTTCGCGAGCGGTTGTTTCAACTTCAAGGCAGCATTTTGATGGCGAGAGGTGGGCAGTAGTATGGACCCATTCGATCAGATTATTGACGATTACGCCGAGGCTGAAAGCCTGGGGCAGATGACGTTCAACGTCAGCGACTTCGATGAGACGGTTACGGACCAGGGCAAACAGTTTGGCATGGTCGGCAATGTTGCGGTTCCGCTGCAAAACGATACCTACATTACCGGCAGCATCAAACGGCCAGAGCCTACGCCAGAGCCT